ACACATCAGCAACAGCTCAAGAATAAGGCTAAGACAAGGAAGTCTGGTGGTCATTCGCTGAAGAACGTGGTCAATAATCCAAAATCGGGATCTATCAAAGAAGTGGAGGCTGCAATTCAGGTAGTCGAAAAGGCTTTGACTGCGGCCAAGGCGCGTGTAATAGCTCTTGGTTGAGTCCCAAATCAAATAGAGGGGAGTTAAATCAAAATGGGAGAAACTGTCGCGGTCACGCCTGACTTTAGCGGCTGGGCCACGAAAGTGAACCTCAAGTGTTCGGATGGCCGCATCATTCTTCCGGGGGCATTTGCCCATCAGGACAAGGCTCAGGTGCCGCTTGTTTGGCAGCATGGTCACAACGAGCCCAGCAACGTGCTGGGGCATGTTGTCCTCGAGAGCCGGAACGAGGGAATGCGTGCTACAGGGTACTTCAACAGTTCCGAGCAAGCACAGAATGCCAAGATCCTTGTGCATCACAAGGACATTACGTATCTCTCGATCTTCGCCAATCAGTTGATCGAAAAGGCCAAGCAGGTCTCGCACGGTGTCATTCGTGAAGTCTCTTTGGTTCTGGCGGGCGCCAATCCGGGAGCCCTAATCGACAACATCGAGCTGCAGCACGCAGACGGCGAACTCATTACGATTGAGGACGAGGCGGTCATCTACACCGGTCTGCCGCTTCAGCATGGCGAGGAGAGCGAGGAGAGCGAGGAGAGCGAGGAAGTCGACGACGGTCCGACGGTCCAGGAAGTTTTCGACCAGATGACTCCGGAGCAGCAGGATGTTGTCCACTACATGGTGGGCGCAGCTATCGAGTCGACGGCAATGCCCAAGTCGAGCTCGGAGAGCGAGGAAGAGACAGTAATTGCGCACTCCGAGGAGACTCCCGAGGAGGGACAGCGGACCATGAAGAGGAACGTCTTCGAGCAGGGGAGCGAGTCCGGGGAGGTGAAGCATCAGGTGACGCGCGACGACGTTAAGGAGATCGTCGCAGACGCTACGCGGTGCGGATCGCTCAAGGAAGCCGTCGGCAACTACGCGCTCAAGCACGGCATCGAAAACATCGATCTGATGTTCCCGGATGCCAAGGCGGTCACTGCCACTCCGGAGTTCGACTCCCGTCGCACCGCCTGGGTGAAAAGTGTGCTCGATGGCACTCGCCACTCGCCGTTCTCTCGCATCAAGTCGCTGGTGGCCGATATCACGGTCGATGAGGCCCGTGCCAAGGGCTATATCAAAGGCAACCTGAAGAAGGAAGAGTTCTTCGGGCTGACCAAGCGTGTCACGACTCCGGCGACGATCTACAAGAAGCAGAAGCTGGATCGCGACGATATCATCGATATCACCGACTTCGACGTGGTGGCCTGGCTCAAGGCTGAGATGCGTCTGATGCTCGACGAAGAGCTCGCGCGCGCGATCCTGATCGGTGACGGACGCGATGTGGCCGACGAGGACAAGATCAAGGATCCGGCGGCGGCTCCGGAGGGTGCCGGTATCCGCTCGATTCTGCACGATCACGAGCTTTACGCGGCAACGGTTCCCGTCAATCTCGAGGATGCCGGCTCGAACCCGTCTGAGATGGTCGACGCCATCCTGCTCAACATGGGCGTGTACAAGGGATCGGGTCAGCCGACGCTTTACACTACGCTGCCTGTGCTTACCCGGCTGTTGCTGGCCAAGGACACGCTGGGTCGCCGGCTCTACCGTACGGCTACGGATCTGGCCGCGGAGCTCGGTGTCTCCAACATCGTTACCGTGGAGTCGATGGAGGACGAGGCCGGTCTGCTCGGTATCATTGTCAACCTCAGCGACTACACGATTGGCGCGGATCGCGGTGGCGAGGTTTCGATGTTCGACAATTTCGACATCGATTACAACCAGTACAAGTACCTGATCGAGACGCGTCTCTCGGGCGCGCTTACCAAGATCCGCTCGGCCATCATCATCATGGACACGGGCGTCCCGACTGGCCCGTAATGACCCGGTTCCACGGTAGGATCGGATACGGTGAGTCGACTGAAGTTTCGCCTGGAGTGTTTGCCGACGTAATCGTAGAATATTTCTACTATGGCGACGTCGTTCGCACCAGTAGACAATTGCGCCCCGGGGAAGAGGTAAATCCCGATCTGCTTCCGGGCAATTCGATCAGTATCGTGGGCAATGCGTATGCATTGGAGCACATCTTTTCCATTCGTTATGTTGAATGGGCAGGGGAGCTATGGACGGTGGTAGACGCCGAAGTTCAGCATCCCCGGCTCATTCTCCGTTTGGGGGAGGTGTACAATGGGCCAACGGCTACAGCTCCAGTCACTCCTTGAGTTGATCACACCGCATGTGTATTTTCAGCCTCCGCCAAACATCAATCTCGTGTTTCCTTGTATCGTCTATGCGCGTTACGGTAGTCGAACACAGTTTGCGCAGAATGGTCTATATTTGCACATGAAGCAGTATCAAGTGACGGTCATCGACCAAGATCCCGACAGCGGATTGCCGGACAAGGTGGAAGAGCTACCGCTCTGTGCTTTTGATCGTTTCTTTGCGACAGAGAATCTCAATCATCATGTCTTCAATCTCTACTTCTGAGAAAGGATGTCATGCCCCCTATTCCTTCGGGCCCTCTGGTTTGGGACGCGACTGGTGACCGTCTCTACGAGACCGGCGTCGATCGCGGTGTCCTGTACATTCCCGATAACACAGGTGTCTATGGTGCGGGCGTAGCTTGGAACGGTCTCACGACCGTCACTGAGACGCCGGCGGGCGCGGATGCCAACGCGCAGTACGCAGACAACATCAAGTATCTCAACCTGCTCTCGGCCGAGACCTTTGGCGGCACGATCGAGGCCTTCACCTACCCGGACGAGTTTGGGCAGTGTGACGGTACGGCTGCGCCGAAGCCGGGCCTGCTGCTCGGTCAGCAGGGTCGCCACGCATTCGGTCTCTCGTATCGCACCCGTCTGGGCAACGATCTGGAGGGCGTCGACCACGGTTACAAGCTGCATCTGCTGTATGGCGCCCTGGCTGCGCCGTCCGAGAAGGCCTATGCCACGATCAACGACTCGCCAGCTGCGATCGCGTTCTCGTGGGCCATCTCCACGACTCCGGTGCAGGTCACTGGCTATAAGCCGACTTCGCTAATCGTGGTCGACTCGACCGTGGTAGATCCGGCCGATCTGACGGCACTCGAGGCCCTACTGTACGGCGCAACCGGAGCCGCCACGCTTCCGCTTCCCGACGAGGTCATCGCCCTCGTAGGTCCCTAATGGCGAAGCAGGTAATCTTCGATTTGCCTTTGAACCAGCCAGGTAAGGTGAAAGTCTATCAGAACAAGCAGGTTGAGATTCAACAGGGCGCCAAGCTTGGCTCGATCACTGTTACGGGTGGCACGCTGAAGATTGCTGGAGAGATAGATATCGGCGAGATCATAGTGATCGATCCGCGGCTAAAAGACGGAAGTTGTGCCGACGCTATCTGGCTCGGCAATGTGAATGGAATGGTCGAGTCAATCCAAACCCTGAAAACACAGCGAGACATGGGTAAGATTGGTCAGGGAACACACGATCTAGTGATTGGTCATTGGCTTGGCCGAGCGGTCGAGCTGGAAGATACTGATTTTCCACCCGGTCATCCGCCGCACCGCGATGGCATTCAATGCATGCGCGCGCATGAAGTCACGATCGAAACGGTCGACATCGAGAACCGGTTCCCAGGAGCCACCAATGGTGGTCTGTGGCTGAATCCTAACAAGGCCGATGACGAGAACGTCGATCAAAATGACCCAAACTACATTACGAACTTCGTGGTGGAGGGCGGTCAGATCATCTTTCCTAATGCGGCTATCCATCTGGGTGCTTGTACCGGCTGTGGGGCACGCAATACTAGGCTAGAGGCGAAGCGTCCACTACGCGTCAACAAGGAAGCGGTTGATGTAGTGGACGATAACAACACCAAGATTGTAATCTAAATATAAGGAGCCAGAGAATGCTCACTATCAGAGTCTCCGGAGTTGAATCTTTTGATGAAAGTCGTCAAGAGTTCACTACTCAAGGTGGAACAATTTTAGAGCTTGAGCATTCTCTGGCTTCTCTGTCAAAATGGGAGTCAATTCATGAGAAACCATTTCTTGGTCGAGAATCGAAAACTCCCGAAGAGCTTATCGATTACGTAAGATGTATGATTTTGACCCCTAATGTTCCGGAGGCAATTTTCCTCCAACTCGATGAACGTAACTTCGAAGAGATTAACGTCTATATAGAGGCTAAGATGACGGCTACTTGG